GGGATTGGCTGCCAATCCTCGGAAGGGGGGGTCTCAAGAAGCTCGGACTCCTTCATCTCGGAATAACGGTCGGGGTGTTCCTCGCGATAGAGGTCACCGACAGACGGGAGTCCGGGAAGGGTGGGAGGGAGCTTGGGCTTGAGGAGGATGATGTCATACGTCACCCAGAGCTCTCCAATGACGTAGCCGCCAGGAGAGCCCTGAGCTCGGGTGTAGAACCACCCGAGAGTGTCCAAGTTCTGGTCTCCCGATACGATCGGGGGTCCAGGTTTGTAGGAATGATCTTCGGTCCAGAAGATGGATACTTGGGACTCACTAGGATCGCACTCGATGGCGTGCATCTGGTTGCGGTCACATCCGCCGGAGGTGGCGAAGTAGTGATTGAGCATCTCAATCTTGTTTGCGAAGACGGGTGAGTGTGAATCATATTGGGTTGCCATGGATAGGGAACCCAGTGCTGCGCTGGTGCCAGCGATAGCAGAGCCACTAGTGGAGACAAATTCAAAGACAACACCCAAGGCTTTCCACTGCTCGAATCGCGCGGCAATGCGAGAAAGCCACGGGAAGGTCAGCGGATCGGTTGGGTTGATCCTGAAGATGCTCACAATAGAGCCGGCGTCAGTAGTCTTCTGCTCACCGAGGTACTCTCGATGACGAATCCTAACGCCTTGGTCCGCCTCGTGGGCCGGGAGGCCGTTGATGACGGGGACTTGGGCAGCCATTTCAGGCTCGACGATGGTGTTTTCACCGACATCGAACCCTCCAGCCTTGCCCCACTCTTCGGAGTAGTCGCCACTACCGAAGAGAGATTTGATGGCGCCCTCAGCGAAGTTGCCGAGGGTGCTACCGATTTGCGAGCCGATGCCCTGCTTGGGCTTCGATTGCTCGGCGGATTCGCGGCGACCAGCCTTGGTGCGCTGCTTGCGACGACCGGTGCGACGCTTTGTTTTCTTTCTTTTGTTGTTTGAAGAAGGAGTACCTATGAAAGTCACGGATCCCTGTTTGGTACCAGGAAGGGTCCGTCCAGTCTCGGAGCGCGATCGCGCTCCAAAACTTTCGTCAGTTTACGTGCCGAGATAGACACACTTGAGACAATGCACGTATGCAGTTGTGAAAAGAGCTCGGTAGAGACGTTGGAAAGGTTGTAATCTTGCGGGGTCGTCGCAAGAAGGGTGGCTAGTATGG